ACTCACAGACGAGCAAAAAGCCGAGCTTGCAAACTGGTATCTCTCTTGGCTCGATGCGCCGGAGACGCGGACAATCCCCGCACCGCCGGTGTGGCTGGATAAACTTTAAGCAACAATAAAAGGAGGACAAAAATGAACAAAGCAACTGTACTTAAATCCGTAACGGCAGTCGTTGGGGCGGGGGTCGCGGCATACTGCGGGCAGCTGGCCGCGCCTGTGCTCGTGCTGCTGTGCATGATGGTGATCGATTACGTCACCGGCATGGTCAAAGCCTACATGACGGCGCAGCTCAGCTCGCGCATCGGCATCAAGGGCATCCTGAAGAAGCTCTGCTACATGGCGATGGTGGCGGTCGGCGCGGGCGTGGATTATCTGCTGCGCGGCGCCCTGGTGCAGGCGGGCATCGACCTGCACATCGAGCTTTTCTGCGGCCTGCTGGTCGCAATCTGGCTCATTATCAACGAGCTTATTTCCGTCATGGAAAACCTTGCGGCGATTGGTGTGCCGGGGTTTCCGCGGCTGTCTAAACTGTTGGAGAGATTGAAGAACACCGTAAGCGAAGAAGAGGAGGAAAAATAATGGTACCCATTCGCGAAAACTTACTTAGCCCAAGCAAATATGATTTGAAAGTCCCGGTGGAGTCCTGCGCAAAGGACATGAAATATATCGTCGTGCACAACACGGCGAACGATGCCTCCGCCGCGAATGAAGTCGCGTATATGATTCGCAACGACAGCTCTACGTCGTTTAACGCGGCGGTCGATGACAAGGAGATTGTCATCGGCATACCGCTGAGCAGAGGTGCGTTTGCGGCAGGGCAGCGCGACGGCAACGCGCACGGTATTCATATCGAGATTTGCTATTCGCTTTCGGGCGGCACGCGTTTCGATAAAGCCGAAAAGAACGCCGCAGAGTATATCGCTAAGCTGCTCACCGAGCGCAAGTGGGATATTTCGCACGTGAAGAAGCATCAGGACTTCGACGGCAAATATTGCCCGCATCGCACGCTCGACAAGGGCTGGCAGCGCTTTTTGAACATGGTGAAAAGCTACATGACGGCGAGCACACCGGCAAAGCCTACACCTGCATCCGGCACCTTCAAGCCGTACCTCATCCGCAAAAACTGCCGTGACCCGCTGAACATCCGCAAAGGTCCGGGCACAAACTACGGCATTTTAGGGCAGATCAAAGATACGCTGCGCTACACAATCGTTGAAGAACGCAGCGGCCCCGGCTCCGCCAAGGGCTGGGGTCGTCTCAAAGCCGGCGGCTGGATCGCGAAGGACTGGGTGAAGAAGGTCTAAAAGTAAATACATAAAGCAAAAGGCGCAGGACTGCCGGGATTTCCGAGCAGGCTCTGCGCCTTTTTTATTTTCAGAAAAGCCGCGCCCCGGGTCGGAAGGACTTAACGCGGGGCGCTTAACGGATTTATCGACCATATTATAAAAAGGTACGGCAAAAATGTCAGGAAAATCTTGAACAGGCCTGCAAAAATCTGCTATGATATGTCAAAAGAGAGGTAGCTATGACAAAAGAGCAGATTAGAACAAAATTTGACCGTTGGGCTGAACGTGTAGAGCACACGCCGTTTGAAAATGACCTCGACAACGCGACGCTTTTGCTTTCATACGACGACAAGCAAACAAGTACAACGCTTTCGACCGTGGCGGTCTATGCCGTCGCCGTACATACCGACCACGTGCATGTGTTCTTGTTTTCTGCGCGTACCGCTTGGCAGCTTGATGAGCGGGGCAATACCGGCGAAGTGCTTGATGAGAGGTACAGGGTTATTGTGGCGTTTTAACCTACTCTATAGCTTGCATCTCGTTATTCAAAGCATTGTGCAAGCTATAAGTACAGGCAATGTAAAAAAACCTCGAGGGTAAACCCTTTTGGTTGAACGCCTTTTTGCTTGTTATATACGATCTTATCGATGATGGATTTCAGTAGTTGGTTCTTCGTGTTGAAGTCGGCGGTGGGGTAGGCGTCGAACACGGCTTCAATGTTGGCACGCATTTTTTCGAGGTCGAGCTGTTGGGGCGGGACAAGGTTCTTACGTTCATCTTCCAGCGCCGATATGCGGCTGAGCAAGGCACCGCGTCGCTCGTTGAACACCTCGATGGTGTACACGCCCTGTTCCACCAGATCGTACAGGCGGCCGAGCTGCTGATGTGCCGTACTGATCTCGGCATCTATGGACTTCGCCATGGCTGCGTAGTCAATTTGGCTTTCCTGCTGCTTCTGCTCCGCGTTGGCGCAGAGCTTATCAAACTCCTTTTGGATTTCCCGCAGAACGGCTTGCTCGACGTATTCGAGCTTGCTGGACACGATGCACCCGGGCACTTGGCAGCCAAGCAAGGGCCCTCCGGCAGACTGGATTGCAATGCGCTGCAAAGGCCGCCCGCAGTTTCCGCACAGTACGAGACCGGCTAAGGGATTTATGCGCTTGCCGGTGTTTGCAGGTGGGTGATAGTGCCCTGCAAGGATCCGCTGTACGGCTTCAAACTGTTCGTTGTCGATAATCGCCGGGTGCAGCCCGTCAACAACAGTCCACTTTTCGGGAGCGTTGTAGATCGTGAGGTGATGCTCATTTCCGCGCTGTCCGGGGCGCACGCACGTCTTTCGGTTCCAGACGATCTTCCCGCGGTATACGTCGTTTTTGAGTATCTTGAGTATTGTGGAGCGCGCAAAATGCTCGCCGCGGCGCGGCTTTGCTCCAAGTCGATCAATCGTCGTTGCTATCGTCAATGCTCCCATGCCGCCCTGGTAGAGGTCGAAAATCATGTGGATAAACTTCGCTTCGGCTTCATTGATCTTCAGTGAGGGCGTTTTACCGATTTTCGTCTTGTCGTAGCCATACGGTGCGTTCGCGATATAGCCGCCGTTTTCGATCGTCGCGTTCAATCCGCGGCGCAGGCGCTTTTTGATCATCTTGTACTCCTGCCGCCCCATAAAGCTCTCGAATTCGGTGTAGGTCTCGTCCATATCGTTCGAGAGGTCGTAGGTGCGCGTGGGGGTGATGATCTTCGTGTCAGACCACTTGAACGCGTCTAAGATCATGCCCTGGTCCTGCATGGAACCGCGCCCGAGGCGCTGTATATCCACGCACAGCACGCCGGTGTATGTGCCCGCTTCGACGGCCTCGAGCAGACGCAGCATTTGCGGACGCGCGTAAAGGCTGTCGCCGGAGACGACTTCTTCAAAAACGTCTTCGTCCTGCACGGCGATGTCGTGCTGCTGCATATATTTTTCGAGCATCTGGCGGTGGCGCTGCAAGGTCACCTCCAGCGGCTCGGACGTATCATCCGCACGGCTTTTGCGCAGATATATCGCGTATCTCATTGTTTATGTACCTCCTGTTTTTATCCCGCTCTATTTATATGCGTTTAAAATTGGGCATAAAAATGCCCGGGCTATTGCTTTTGCCCGGGTCAGGTGGTACAATATAGCTTGCTTGGGACTATATTGTCCACCGGGGTGACCCGGGCGGCCTCGTCGGTGTTGGTAGCACCGGCGGGGCTTTTTTCTTTTTATCAGAATGAATAATATTCAGAACAGGTGAATAATATTCAAAAAGCGGACATGATAGGACATCTTTGCCGCATAACATTGACAAAAGTGATTTTAGTGAGTAAGGTAAGAGACAGGAACATGCGTTCTGGAAGGAGAGGTTATCTATGGATAAAAAGAGAAGTCGCACAGATAATTACAGTCCATATCTCAAAGTATTGCGTGTGGATGTATGCAAAAAGTGCTTACAGCAAGGTGTAATATATCCGCCTGATAAAGGAGACACTTTATTCAAATGTAAATGCGTAAACCCACAGTGTGAGCTTTATAATGTCGAATGGACTATTCCAGCAAACGTGTTTTTTACCTTACAGTATCTACAAAGGCATCAACCCGATTAAAACTGCATGAATGTGTATAAATCATCTGGCATCTTCAAATCGCGGCTGAGGTAGTTAAGAATTGCAGTATACAAAGACGAAAGTGATTCCTGTAACTCGGGCGTGTCAAAAGCACAAGGAGGGGTGTTCGGACGAATCTGCATTACTAATGCAAATTCGCTACTGTGAGAACCGTCTTTACCACTTATGTTATCAATACGAATTAGTGCAACCACACCGCCTTGATGATAAAAGAAAAAAGAATTTTTATGGAGAATTTGACGGAATTCGTTCATAAAAAACTGGCGCGCAGTCTGATCCACAATATCTGGAAAACCGCTTTCTGTTGTTGAAAGTTCTGATATTGGAGCCCAAAATAATTCTTCGCGTATGGTCTTTTTAGTAAGTGTGGTTATGAACTGCTGAATCTTGGCTTCCATTGTTATTGATTATCTCCTTTTTTTAAAATTAGAATTATTTGTTGAATTTGATATAAAGCTTTACCTGAGTCAAAATCTTTGGCCTTGTTACTGTCTTGGTAAATTTCACGAATAAAATCTGAAAAGGAAGAAATCTCAGAAATATCTTTTTTAGAAAAAGGAACATTTTGAGCAAAATAGGTTGCTGAAGATAGAACTACAACTAAAGCATTAAAAGTCTGTAAACCGATATTCCCAATAGATATTTGTTCTTTGATTCTTTCGAGTTCAGAGATCATATCTGCCTTGTATTCATGAAAATTCATATTGTTAACTTTTGATGCAAATTGTTTTTTAAACGAGTGCACTTTTATTTCGCTATGTATACTTAGAACTAATGAAAGGAAAGCCATAATGTCCGTTACGATTCCATGAATTGTGTCATTCCAAAATGGCAACATTTTATCACCCCTTAAAACTTAGCTCGAAGCTCGACCACCTTACCGATGACGCGGACGGGGAGACTTTCGATTTCTGAATTTGAGTAGTACATGGGCTCGTAGGCCGGATTGTTGGGAATCAACATGATGCCTTCGGGCCCTTTTTTTATGCGCTTTACTGTAGCCTCGTTGCCGTTCACGAGGACGATCGCGATGTCACCGCTGTCGCAGTCATCTTGTGCGCGAACGATCACGACATCACCGTTTGATATTTTCGGTTCCATACTGTCACCTTTGATTTGCAGCGCGAAGAAGTCACCTTGTGCTGCCATTTGAGGAGAAATTTCCTCGTAATCGATAATATCCTCGACTGCTTCCAGTGGGATACCTGCAACGACAGTGCCGAGGACAGGAATCCATTTAGAACCATCTTTACTGGATTTAAGATGTTCTGTATATGTATTGTTTTGAACTGTATCTCGCCCCAAAAGATAATCGACAGACACGCCGAAAAAATCTGCTAACCGCTCCATAACTTCAAACTTTGGCTCACGGGCACCAGCTTCCCAGTTACCGACAGTTGATTGTTTTACACCGATTGCATTTGCAAAGCCTTGCTGAGAATAACCCGCTTTTTCGCGAAGCTCTTTTAGACGAATTTGAAACATTTTCCCACCTGCTTTCAAACACATTTAATCACACATTGTATTTAATTACAATATGAAATAACGCTTGACACAAAATAATTTCATTTTGTGTTGACAAACACGTTTTGAAATGCTATAATTAACACGAAATGAAATAAAAAGTGGTTGGAGGTGATGATATATGCGTTTTTGGCTTAAACAAATTCGTGAGCAGATGGGGCTGACAACTGCTGAGGCAGCAAATTTGTCGGGCATTTCTCAGAGTTACTATTCGTTAATTGAGAATGGTACGCGTGGAAATCCGTTGAATGTAGATATTGCCAAGAAAATTGCATCTGCTTTGAATTTTGAATGGACACAGTTTTATGATGATGAATAAGCAGAGGTGAGAGAAGGGGTGAGAGGAGGGGAGGAAATGCAGAAAGACCGAAGCCGCAACTGGGATCAAAGGTTCGATGCTGAAAGATTTTGGCAGCGCTACGAACAGCGTGAACGAAAAAGGAGCATTGAGCGTACAGCAAGAATCTTAATTCTTCTTTTCGCTGTGCTTGCACCGTTCTTTCTTGTGATGTTTGTAATAGTAGTGGGATAAGCTGTGCTTTTGCTTATCGTGAAGCATGATTTCTTCACGCAAAAAAGAAGTGAGAAGAGAAAGAGCCTGCTGAAAGTCTTTAACGATTTCGTCGTTCAGCTCACCTGCGTCGGAGGCTTCAATGTAATCGTAGTAAACGGCACAAAAATTGCTGATAACTTCGGCGGTTAACCTGTCTGATATGATTTGTGCTTTTTGGCTTGCTGTGAGCAGCCGACGACGATCTCTTAACTGACCTGTTTCTAAATCGCATTCCAATTCCGCAGCGGCATCCAGAAGCTCATAGTAAGCTTTAATTCGTGTGGATAAATACAGCTCATTGAATTTCAGCCGTGTGTTTGCATGAATTTGATAAGCCGAAACGCAAACGGCGACGATGGAAACGATTGAGGAAAGAACAATCGGAATAATTTGATTTAAGTCAATTACGATTTCCGTATTTGCAACATTCATTTTATTTCACTCCTTTCAGGCTACTATACAACAAAAGCAGACACTTTTCAAGGTGAGAGGAGGGGAGAGTGTGAAATTACAAGACAACGCATACGTTATCGGTTCTACACTGAAAATCAGCGTCACGAACTTAAAGGCGTTTAAGCAGTTGCTTGAGCAGGCAGAAAAAGAAGCCGCCGCATTGAGTAAAACAATGCACCAGCTTCGCTGCTTTGACTTGAGTGTTGAGTTTGAAGACGTGAGAGAAGATGAACTTACGGAAGGGCTTTGATATACTCCGCTGTTTCCAACTCCATATCAATCCATTTTATGGTTAAAGATAGAAGGGCTTTTAAGTCGCTTAAATCTTGATCTGGGTGCTTAGAAACATAATGCGCGTGATCGTTGCCGAGCCATGTAGTTCGTTTTGCCATTTCTTTGACATTGGAATTTTCAATGTATTTAGAAATGCACTGACTTAATGAACTCTTAATAATTTCTTCGGCTTTGTCCGGATACAGATGTTTGGCAAAGTCTTTTACAAGGAATTCTTCGGCACGTCTATAACTGATACCGCAAATTTCATTCAAGCCTTCGTGTTCAGCTCTGGATGCCTGATTGTAAACTTCTACAAACTTGGGAGAAATATTTGATAGCCGATCACTGAAAGTTGTAGGCTTAAAATTTGCAGTTGGATATATGCTTTTAAGTCGGGAACGTTCATTAGGTGAAAAAAACCAATATGTTGCAAAAAAATATTCTGAACAAGCTGGGCAAAAATGAGATGCAGCTATTACATTAGAATCTAAATTCAACGCCGACGCAGAAGTAGTTTTACCAGCATAACCTGCGTTGCAATGCGGGCAAGTTCGAGGAAGTTCTAAAGAAGCGTAAACAGTATCACCGGTTTGCAAATATTGACATTCAACTGTTTCATACATGAGGTTTCACCTCCTTTCGATACATTCAGTATATAGCGCAAAGGAGAGAAATACAAGACATAAAGAATGTTTTAGAAAGAAGATGAGAAAAACGGATGACTTTTTAGAGATGCTCGGCTACATAGCTTTAACATTCCTTATCAAACTGATTTTGAGAAAGCTACTGTAATCCGATAACCCGCCCCGCAGCCTTGCCCCATGCCGCCCGGAACTTACCTCCCATGATTTCATTTTGTTTGCGCCGAAGTGATTGTTTTCTTGTCATTGAACGGGGCGGCAGGTGGGAGGGCTGCGGGATATGGACAAACCGACACCGCATAAAAAGAAAAGAGGTGATTTCCATGAAAGAAACGACCGCGAAGAAAGCCCCTAAAATACGCAAGGAGCGCGACCTCGGCACGCCGACGGTGATTGTACGATACTTAGACGAGACGCCGGAGCAGGTGGCGCAGAACCGCAGATGCGTGGAAGCGGCGCTGGACATGATGTGGCGCAAGACTTACGGCCTGCATCTGACAAACTTTGACTGGGGCGAGAAGCCGGAAGGCTACGGCAGGACCCGCGTGACCCACCCGAAGATTTAGATTCTGGAAGGAAGTGTAAAGCATGATCTTAGTCAAGCTGCTCGGCTTTGCGATGCTGATCGGGGCGGTCATGGGGTCCGTGCTCGGGCTCCAGATCGTTATCGACCGGCTCGTCGCCGCGCAGCGCAGGAAAAGAAAAGCCGCACGGTCGTGCGGGAATATCGTGAACATCAATGAGTACAGAAAAAGAAAGGAAAGAAACGCATGAACCTGTATCACAAAGTAGAAGCCGCCTTCGACGGCATGGCAGACGCGTTGAAAGCGGCGATGAACGTCGCGGATAACAGCGAAGAAACGGAGCTGTACAGCGACCTCTCTATCGATATCGAGAGCTTGCGCGACGACGCCCAGAGCCTTTACGAAAAGCTCATTCAAAAGAAAAATGCCGCTTCGGCTGTTGCAGCAGTCGAAACGGCGAAAGAGTCGGATAAACACTCTGATTTGAGTATAGACAAAATTCTTGAGAATGTCAAGGGGTCTTTCTTGCTCGCAGAGCAAAACCCGGACGGCGGCGTCGACGTAACCGCGAATATTAAACTCGGAGATGATTTAACTGCCGTGTACGGCGCGGTTGTATCCGTAATTTATTACATGGCTCAGAAGCAAAAGCTTTCGACCGATAAGCTGACAGAAATCGAAAATAAGGCCAGAAACCACGCCATTCGCCGCGTGCTCAAGGAGGAGTTTTAACATGACAAAGCGTACAACTGTAAAAAACGATAAGCTGGTATTCACAAAAATCGCACCGAAGGCGCATATCGATGCACAGAACCGTATCCGCCTGACCGACGAAGCGATTGAGATCATCGAGAAGATCTACATGGACACGAACATCTCTTTGACGCAAATTGCGAGCGAGATGATTAAGTATGCTGCGGATCACGTCACCATCGAGCAGCAGACAGTCGTGAATGAGGTGTTGAAGAAATGATGAAGATCAACAAGCTCGAAATTGAGAACGTGAAGCGCGTCAAGGCCGTGAAGATTGAGCCGTCCGAAAACGGGCTGACAATCATCGGCGGACGCAACAACCAGGGCAAAACCTCCGTGCTGGACAGTATCGCCTGGGCGCTGGGCGGCGACCGCTACCGTCCGTCACAGGCTGTAAGAGAGGGGTCGGTGATCCCACCGCACTTACATATTGTCATGAGTAACGGGCTTGAGGTGGAGCGCAAGGGCAAAAACAGCGACCTCAAGGTCACGGACCCGACCGGCAAGCGCGCCGGCCAGCAGCTCTTGAACAAGTTCGTGGAAGAACTCGCGATTGATCTGCCGAAATTTATGGAAGCGTCTTCGCGCGAGAAAGCCGAGGTGCTTTTGAAGATCATCGGCGTAGGCCCGCAGCTCAAGGAGCTCGAGGTGCAGGAAAACGACCTCTACAACCGCCGCCGTGCAATCGGGCAGATTGCCGACCAGAAAGCGAAGTTTGCGAAAGAGATGCCGTATTACCCGGATGCACCGAAGGAGCCGATTTCCGCAAGTGAGCTCATCCGGGCGCAGCAGGAGATCCTCGCGAAGAACGGTGAGAACCAGCGTAAACGCATGAATGTCACTTTAATCAGTGAAGAACATAAACGCTTGACGAAGAAAGTAGAAGACCTGCGCGCAGAGCTTGCAAGGTACAGTCAGCAGCTTGCAAAGACCGAACGTGACCTGGAATGTGCGCTGAAAAGCGCGGAAGATCTGCACGATGAATCGACCGCAGAGCTCGAGCAGAATATCCGCGACATTGAGGTCATCAACGAAAAGGTGCGCACGAACCTCAATAAAGAGAAAGCCGAGGAAGATGCGGACGCGCACCGCGCCGAGTACGATACCATGACCGCAAAGCTGAACGACGTGCGGCAGAAAAAGATTGACCTGCTGAAAAATGCGTCGCTGCCTTTGCCGGGCTTATCCGTGGAAAACGGCGAGCTGACGTACAACGGGCACCGATGGGACAGCATGAGCGGCAGCGAGCAGCTCAAGGTCTCGACCGCGATTGTGCGCAAGCTGAACCCGAACTGCGGGTTTGTGCTTATCGATAAGCTTGAACAGATGGACACGGAGACCTTACAGGACTTCGGCACATGGCTTGAGCAGGAGGGCTTGCAGGCGATCGCGACGCGTGTCAGCACCGGCGGCGAGTGCTCGATCATCATTGAAGACGGCTATGTCAAGGGCGAAGTGCCGCAGAAAAAAGAATGGAAGGCAGGAGAATTCTAATGAATATCACATCGGGCAAAATCGAATCGGCGAAAAAAGTCGTCATTTACGGGCCGGAGGGCATCGGTAAATCGACTTTTGCCGCGCAGTTCCCGAACCCGCTGTTCATCGACACCGAGGGCAGTACGAAATATATGGACGTGCGCCGCATGGACAAGCCCACAAGCTGGGAGATGCTGCGGCAGGAGCTTACATACGTCAAGCAGAACCCGCAGGTGTGCGGCGCGCTCATCATCGATACGATCGACTGGGCGGAGCAGCTGTGCATCGACGATATTTGCAGCCGATACCAGAAGAAGGGCATTGAAGACTTCGGCTACGGTAACGGCTATGTATACGAAAAAGAGGAATTCGGGCGGTTTCTCAACAGCCTGGAGGAAATCGTGCAGGCGGGCGTACACGTCGTGCTGACCGCGCACGCACAGATGCGCAAATTTGAACAGCCGGACGAAATGGGGGCGTATGACCGCTACGAGATGAAGCTCGGCAAGAAGACCGGCAGCCAGATCTCGCCGCTCGTCAAAGAATGGGCGGACATGGTGCTGTTCGCAAACTACAAGACGTTCGCCGTGCAGACGGACGACAAAGGGCAGAAGTTCAAGGCACAGGGCGGCAAGCGCGTCATGTACACGTCTCACCACCCGTGCTGGGATGCGAAGAACCGTTTCGGTCTGGCGAATGAGCTGCCGTTTGAGTACGCGCAGATTGCGCAGTGCATCGGCGGCAAGCCGGGACAGGCAGCGCAACCGACACCGACCGGCACAGCCGTACCGATGCAGCAGATGAACGCCGCTTTAGATGAAACACCGGCAGCGGAAGAAGCGTACAGCATTCCGTCTTACGTGCCGAAAGCACTTGCAGACCTCATGCGTCCGGAGCACGTGACCGCAGAGGAAATTCAAATGGCGATCGGGCAGAAGGGCTATTATCCCGAAGACACGCCGATCTCGAGCTATGACCCTGCGTTCGTGCAGGGCGTGCTGATCGGCGCATGGCCGAAAGTATTTTCAGTGATCCGCAGCAACAGAGATTTACCGTTTGACGTATAAGGAGAAACAGATCATGGCAAACACAACGAACGAAAGAGCAATGGACTGGGAAGACACCATAGAAAACGAAAGCAATTTCAGAATTATCCCGGAGGGCGATTACAGCTTTACCGTAAGCAAACTGACCCGCGCACGGTATAACGGCGGTGCGAAGATCGGACCCTGCCCGAAGGCAATCTTAGACCTTGACGTGGTGACGCCCGAGGGCGTGGTCACCGTGCAGCACAACCTTTTGCTGCACACGCGCTGCGAGGGCTTTCTGTGCGCGTTCTTCACGTGCATCGGGCAGCGCAAGCACGGGCAGCCGCTCAAGATGAACTGGGCTGCCGTACCCGGTGCACGCGGCCGCGCGCATATCGGCATCCGCAAATGGACAAGCGAAAAGGACAACCAAGAACACGAATCAAACGAGGTAACGCGCTTTTTAGACCCGGAAACGGCACCCGCCGCGCCGACACCGAGCTTTACACCGGGTGACTTCTGATGGAGCTGAGACCATATCAGCAGGAGGCAAGGCAGGCAGTTGAAAATGAGTGGGCGTGCGGCGTGGATCGCACGCTGCTTGTTTTGCCGACCGGCTGCGGAAAAACGATTGTCTTTGCAAAGATCGCCGAGGACAGCGTGCGGGACGGCGACCGCGTGCTGATTCTGGCACACAGAGGGGAGCTGCTTGAACAGGCGGCAGACAAGATTCGCGCGGCAACAGGGCTTTTGTGCGCGACGGAAAAAGCGCAGGAAAGCTGCCTCGGCAGTTGGTACCGCATCGTCGTGGGGTCCGTACAGACCCTGATGCGCGAAAAACGCCTTGCGGGGTTCGACTACGACTATTTTGACAAGATCATCATCGATGAGGCGCACCACTGCATCTCGGACAGCTACCGGCGCGTACTGGACCATTTCAGTACCGCAAAGGTGCTCGGCGTGACGGCAACGCCGGACAGGGGAGACATGAAAAATTTAGGCGCGGTGTTTCAGTCACTCGCCTATGAATACACGCTGCCGAAAGCGATCAAGGAGGGCTACCTCACGCCGATCAAGGCGCTGACCGTGCCGCTGAAGCTCGACCTTTCCGGCGTATCGGTACAAGCAGGCGACTACAAAGCCGCCGACCTCGGCACAGCGCTTGACCCGTATTTATATGGCATTGCGGACGAGATGATGAAGTATTGCAGAGACCGCAAAACGGTCGTGTTTCTGCCGCTTGTGAAGACCTCGCAGAAGTTCCGGGATATTCTGAACGAGCGTGGTTTTTGTGCGGCAGAGGTCAACGGTGAGAGCACAGACCGCGCGGAGATACTGGAGCAGTTTGATCGCGGCGATTATAACGTGCTGTGCAACAGTATGCTCTTGACCGAAGGTTGGGACTGCCCGAGCGTAGACTGTGTAGTGGTGCTGCGTCCGACGAAGGTGCGCAGCTTATACAGCCAAATGGTGGGCAGGGGCACGCGATTATACCCCGGCAAAGACCACCTGCTTTTACTGGATTTTCTCTGGCACACGGAACGCCACGAGCTTTGCCACCCCGCGAACCTCATCTGCGAAAATGAAGAAGTCGCGCAGCAGATGACGCGCAACATGGAAGAAACCACAGGCGCACCCGTTGACCTTGAAGAAGCGGAGAAAACGGCATCCGAGGACGTTGTAGCGCAGCGCGAAGAAGCGCTTGCAAAGCAGCTTAACGAGATGCGCAGCCGCAAGAAAAGGCTTGTGGATCCGCTGCAATTTGAAATGTCCATTCAAGCGGAAGACCTTTCCGGCTATGTGCCGGCGTTCGGGTGGGAGATGTCGCCGCCGAGCGAAAAGCAAATCTCGGCGCTTCAAAAGTTCGGCATTTTCCCCGATGAGATCGGCAACGCAGGCAAGGCGGCGAAGATCCTCGATAAGCTCGAAAAGCGCCGCACGGCAGGACTGACGACGCCAAAGCAAATACGATTCCTCGAGGGGCGCGGATTTCAGCACGTGGGTACATGGTCGTTCGAGACCGCCCGCAGCATGATCGACCGCATCGCCGCGAACAACTGGCGCACGCCGTACGGCATTGACCCGAAAAGCTTCAGACCGGAGGCGTAAATGGAGTATAACAACGAGAACCTCTTGGAGCTGCTCGACTATATCGACCCCTCTCTGCTCGATTATACGGATTGGACAGGCATCGGCATGGCGCTCAAGGACGCGGGGTACAAGGCTTCGGACTGGGATGCCTGGAGCCGCCGAGATTTAAAGCGGTATCATCCGGGCGAATGTGAGCGCAAATGGGACACGTTTACGGGTACAGGCATCACCGCCGGGACGCTCGTCAAAATGGCGCTGGATAACGGCTACAAGCCCGCAAAAGCAGACCATGAGCTCGATTGGAACGACACGATCGACCGTCATGATGAATTTGTTGTGGTGGACAAGAACTGGATTGAAGCGCAGGACATTCACGAGCCGGAAAAGTGGAAGCCTGCCGCCGAGCTGATACGGTATCTCGAAACGCTGTTTGACAGCACGGACACGGTGGGCTATGTCACCGAGAGCTGGGAGAAAGACGGCAAGTACATGCCGAAAAGCGGCAGCTACACGCAAACGGCAGGCGAATTATGCAGCGCGCTGTATAAATGCGGCGACGACCTCGGTGCGGTGCTTGGCGACTATAACCCCGCCGTCGGTGCGTGGATCCGCTTCAATCCCTTAGACGGCAAGGGTGTGAAAAACGAGAATATCACGGAATACCGCTATGCGCTTGTTGAATCCGACAGCATGGATATCGCGAGCCAGAACGCCGTCATACGTGAATTGGAGCTGCCGGTCGCCTGCCTTGTGTACAGCGGCGGCAAGAGTCTGCACGCGATTGTGCGCGTTGATGCGGGCAGCTATGAGGAATACCGCGCACGCGTCGATTATCTCTACAAGGTCTGTGCAAAAAACGGACTGGACATCGATAAGCAGAACCGCAATCCTTCACGGCTTTCGCGTATGCCCGGCGTGGTGCGCGGGGAGCACAAGCAGTTTTTGGTCGATACGAACATCGGCAAAAGCTCGTTTGAAGAATGGCGCGACTGGATTGAGAGCGTCAACGACGATCTGCCGGACGAAGAAAACCTTTCAACATTCTTTGACGACCTGCCGGCGCTTGCGCCGCCGCTTATTGAAGGCGTGCTGCGGCAGGGGCACAAGATGCTCGTGGCGGGCCCCAGTAAGGCGGGCAAATCGTATTTGCTCATCGAGCTGTGCTGCTGTATCGCAGAGGGGAAGCCGTGGCTTTCGTTTCCCTGCACGGCGGGACGCGTGCTATACGTAAACCTTGAGTTAGACCGTGCGTCCTGCCTGCATCGCTTCCGCGACGTTTACACGGCGCTCGGCTTTACGCCGGAACACATCGACCGCATCGACATCTGGAACCTGCGCGGGCGCAGCGTACCGATGGATAAGCTCGCGCCGAAACTTATTCGCCGCGCCGCAAAAAAGAGCTACATGGCGATCGTCATTGACCCGATTTACAAGGTCATCACCGGCGACGAGAACAGCGCCGACCAGATGGCGCATTTCTGCAACCAGTTCGACAAGGTGTGCACGGAGCTTGGCTGCGCCGTGATCTACTGCCACCACCATTCAAAAGGCGGGCAGGGCGGCAAAAAGAGCATGGACCGTGCGTCCGGCTCCGGTGTGTTTGCGCGCGATCCGGATGCGCTTATCGACCTTATCGAGCTGGAGCTGACCGACGGCATCAAGGAGCAGCAGGAGAACCGCGCGGTGTGCGCCGTGTGCCTCGACTGGCTGACACGCTACCGCAAGGCGGACGAAGCCGGAGACGATGACCGACTGAGCGCGACGCAGATGATGGCGCTGTGCAAAAAGCACCTGCGGGAAGCGTCATACAACTTAATGCTCGGCGATGTGTCAAGGGCGCGTACAGCTGCAAACGCAAAGTCCGCATGGCGTGTAGAAGGCACGCTGCGCGAGTTTCCGCGCTTTGCGCCGAAGAACTTTTGGTTCGATTATCCGATCCACCGGGCGGACGAAACGGGCATCCTGCTCGACCTGCAAGCTGAAAATGCCACGCCGAAGGGCACCGGATGGAAGCAGAATTTCGGACGCAAGAAGACCCCGCAGGAGCGCAAAAAAGAGCGTGAAGCATCACTTGACACGGCGTTTGAAGCGGTGGGCGAGGGCGGCAAGGCGAGCGTTAAGGAGCTCTCTGAGTACCTTGGTGTGAGCGAAAAAACGGTGCGCAACTATCTTAAAGACAGCAAAGATTTTGAGCTTTCGGACGGCGAAGTGAGCAAGACAGGGAAAGGAAAATATCGGTAGGGAAAGCTTTCCCTGTACTTTCTCTCAAGGCTCGGAAAGAAGGAAAATATCGATATTTTCCCTTTCCCTCAAACGCTTTTTAAGGCTCCCGACGGAAGGAAAAAGTCGAGTAATTTTCCTTTCCTTTCCGAGAGAAGGAAAAAGTATATATACTACGTATATATATCCGTTTCACTTTCTCTCACGGTCAAGGGGTGAAGAAGTGTGGGGGTCATGAGGTTCCCCCACACGACTTCTTCCCCTACCCTTGACGAAAACAATTTTCTTCAAAAGCAAAAATTTAGCAGTTTAACGAGGCGAAGCAAAAATGACATTGGAGTTTTTTGTACCGATGGTGCCGCCGACGGTGACGCATCAGGAGAAGCGTGTGAACTGGTCGGCACGAAAGTTCTACGAGGACGATAAACTGAAAGCCGCCAGACAGAAGCTCGCCGCTTACATCGGCAGGCACAGACCCGAAAGCCCGATCACGGGCGGCGTACGGCTGACGACGAAGTGGTGCTTCCCAAACGGCAGACATGCGGACGGAGAGTACCGCACATCGAAGCCCGACACGGACAACCTGCAAAAGCTGCTCAAGGACGTTATGACGCAGCAGGGATTCTGGAAAGACGACGCGCTGGTGGCGTCCGAGATCACCGAAAAGTTTTGGGCGAAGATTCCGGGCATCTACATCCGCATTGAGGAGCTGTGATGGAGCTGCGGGAAGTTAAGCGGCACATGAACCGCACGGTGCAGTACAGCGGCAGCGCTTACGAGCTGACGGCGATCATCTTCCGCAGAGACCGTAAGACCGGCAGTGACTTTTACCAGGCTGAATTGACCGACAAGAAAAACGACGGCTCCGTGCTGATCTGCGGGCTGGAGCAAATTGAAAGCGAGGGAAAGTCATGAACCTGACCTGCTGCCCGAGGGAGTGCCCGGGAAGATATGCCGATGAGCGCGGGACATGCCACAGCACTTGCAAGCGGTACCGCGATTACTGCCGCCAGAGAGAAGACGAGCTTCAGCGCAAAGCCAAAGCGATGGATGCTTTGTACTTCTATCACGAAGTGCGGCAGGCTGTGAAAAGAAAACATGAAAGGAAGATCAGATATGACAACAGATGAACTCATCAAGGCGCTTGAGCGCATGAAATCGGAGACCGGCTCGCTGGCAGACTCCTTGTGCTGCTTCGGTTGCGGGCATGAGTATAACTGCGGCGTGCATGGGTGCGCGGTTATTCGGGAGGCGATAAAAACGGCGAAGCTGTATCAAGCCGCGTACAAAGTGCTCGAGCGGCAGCGGGACTGTAACACATGCCTTTACAACAATCCGTGCGGGATGGACGATTTGCGCTGCATGGTCTGCACGAAAGGGCAAAAATGGAGATGGGACAGAGGAGGCGTGAATAGTGACTAAAATGACGCACCTATCTCTTTTCTCCGGCATAGGGGGGCTTGACATTGCTGCGGAATGGGCGGGGTTTGAAACAGTTGGGCAATGCGAATGGGCAGATTATCCCACTAAAGTGCTTGAAAAGCACTGGCCGGATGTACCGCGCTGGCGAGATATACATACACTAACAAAAGAGGATTTTTATGTGCGAACAGGACTACGAACAGTTGACGTTATTTCCGGGGGATTTCCGTGCCAGCCTTTTTCTACAGCCGGGAAGCGACGAGGCAAGGCGGATGACCGTTACCTCTGGCCGGAAATGCTGCGAGTTGTTAGAGAGCTGCGACCCGATTGGGTCGTTGGCGAAAATGTTGCTGGCCTCGTCAGCCTGGCACTCGACCAGGTGCTTTCTGATTTGGAAAGCGTCGGCTACACCTGCCAAGCATTTATTATTCCGGCTTGTGCCGTCGACGCCCCGCACCGACGTGATAGGTGTGCAATCGTGGCCTACGCCAACAGCAGCAGACGCTTACACATGGGCGTTTGCGAGCAAACAGAAAAAAGCGGGCAGTCGACACAGCTTGAATCTTGCAAGTGCAGTCCGTTTGTATCCAACACCGCTTGCAAGCGACTGGAAAAACAGACAGGGTCGAAAAAGCAACATACAAAATGTGATTGGTGGGAAGCTGAACCCAATGTGGATAGAGTGGCTGATGGGATTCCCAGCAGGGTGGACAGACTTAAATGCTTAGGCAATGCGGTGGTACCACAACAATTTTATCCGATTTTTGATGAAATAGCTAAAATACAAGGAGGAGCGTGTAATGGGTAAAATCATCTTGGTCGTGCTCGTAATCGTGGCGACGCTCACGGAGTGCATCGTGATGCGCAAGTCGCGGGAGTACGACGCAGCGGACAATATTGCCGGGCTTGAGCGATGTGTAAAAGCCATGGTGGTGCTTGGCTTAGTGGGCATCGCCGCGGCGGTGGCGTTTGTGGAGATGTGATTTTTGAGGAGATGCGATGACAAAAGAACTTTTGGAGCAATACCCCGACATCTGCGCGGAAATCGAAGATCTGAAGGCGAAGGACAACGCGGCGGTCAGCGACGTGGTGCAGGCAAGCGCGGACGAGTTCCCGTTCAATCTGCACAGCGTTACCGTGCAGGGCTTGCCGAACCCGAAACACGCAGAACGCATTCGGGAACTTGAAGTGCAAAAGACGGAGGTCGAAGCGTTTGTGGACAGGCTTGCCTACCGCCCTCAGAAGCTCGCCCGATGTGTCATGAAGCACGGGACGAGGTGGAACGTGGTCAGACGAGCGCTGAATGATTCAAAATCCGCAGATGCACTGCGAATGGAATTCAGCAGAATTTTTTCAAAAAAATTTTGAGTTTGTTCGTTTTGTTCGCTTTGTTCGTCTATAATGATAATTGAGGAAGTCTACAGAGCACCTGCGCATTTGCGTGGGTGCTTTTCTTATGCCCGAAACCGAAAGGAGGGGTGCACGTGAAAAGAGAATACCGGGTGTGCCCGAGGGGCTGCAAATGCGTTTGGGCGGAATGCTTAGACGGCACATGTTTCTGTATGCTCTCTGTGTGCCCCTATACGGCGATTTCAGAAGTTTCACCTGTTAAGAGTGAAAGCGCAGCAGAGGACCGCATAGACGGCTTGGGGAGCGGGTGATGCGATGAGCAGACCTGTGGGCAGACCGCCAAAATACAAGAGCGTGGAGGAGATCGAGCAGAAGATTAAGGCGTACTTCAAATCATGTGAGGGCGAACCGCTGAAAGATAGGGACGGCACGGTGCTGACGGATAAATACGGCGCGCCGATCATCGTCGGCAAAAGACCGCCGACCGTAACGGGCTTGGCGCTTGCGCTGGGCTTTGCCAGTCGTCAGGCATTGCTGAATTATCAAGGCCGAAAGCAATTTAATGACACGATAACGCGGGCGAAAACTTACGTGGAGCAGTACGCCGAAGAACGGCTCTTTGACCGGGAGGGCGTGCAGGGCGCGAAGTTCTCGCTCGTCAACAACTTTAAAGGGTGGAGCGAGAAGCCGGAGAGTGAAAGCGACGCCGAACTGCTCCAAAAGGCGGTGGAATTGCTGGGAGGTGTGGACAGTGTCATTTAGTCCGAAGCAGCAGGAGTTTTTGCAGAACTGTAATCACCGTTGGAACATCAAGACCGGCGCGACGCGTTCCGGCAAGACGTTTTTGGATTACACCGTGATCCCGAAGCGGATTTTAAAATGCCGCGGCGAGGGGCTCATTGTGCTGCTCGGCAACACCAAAGGCACGCTTGAGCGCAATATTCTGGAGCCGATGCGTGCGATCTGGTCGCCTGCGCTCGTCGGGCAGATCGGCAGCAACAACACCGTGCAGATCTTCGGCAAGAAATGCCATGCGCTCGGCGCGGATAAAATTTCGCAGGTGTCAAAATTACAGGGCGCGGCGTTTGAATACTGCTACGGTGACGAGATTACAACCTGGCACGAGGACGTTTTCCAGATGCTCAAGTCGCGCTTATCGTGCCCGAACAGCCGTTTTGACGGGACATGCAACCCCGGAAACCCGCAGCACTGGTTCAAGAAATTCTTGGATTCCGATGCAGACATTTACCGGCAGGCGTACACGATCGACGACAACCCGTTTTTGGCGCCGGAGTTCGTCGAGAACCTCAAGCGCGAATATGCCGGCACGGTGTATTATAACCGCTTTATCCTGGGCGAGTGGGCAGCCGCCGAGGGCGTGATTTATCAGGACTTCGCAAACAGCGTGGCAAGCCGTGACGAGCGGTTCGTATGGAAAGGCAAGGAGCTGCCGTTGATGGCGGTGAATATCGGCGTGGACTTCGGCGGCAATGGGTCAAAGCACGCGTTTGTTGCGACCGGCATTTTATCGGGCTATTCCGGCGTTGTGCTTTTGGCATCGCGCCGCGTGGAGCCGAGCACGCCGCAGGCACTTGAAAAGGCGTTCGTCGATTTCTGCGCGGCGGTGCATCTTGCGTACAGACGCATCGACCATATCTACTGCGACAGCGCCGAGCAAGTGCTCATTCGCGGTATGCAGATTGCTTTGCAGCGGTCGGAGCTTTCGTTTGCCGCTTCCAGAGTGTCGAATGCCGCAAAGACAGAAATCAACGATCGTATTCGCCTTGTGTCCGTTTTGATGGGCGCAGGGCGCTTCTGGTATTTGCCGGAGGCAGGTTCGGCGAGAGACGCTCTGGCGGCAGCGCTGTGGAGCACAAAGGACCCGACGAAAGACGAGCGGCTTGATGACGGCAGCACGGACATCGATACGCTGGATGCGCTTGAATACAGCATCGAGCGAGACTATAAGCGTTTTTTGAAAGCGAGGGGACACACATGAACATCGGAGCAGTGATCGGATACCTGAACAAAACATACGGGTACGATCTCAACAGCAGTTATTATACATACATTGCCGAGTGGCGCGACTGGTGGACAGGCTTTCACAGGCCGTTTCATCATTTTGTGGAGATGCGGCAGAATAAGCCGATCCACCGCGAGCTTTTCACGCTGCACATGGGCAAGAAGGTGTGCGAGGACTGGGCAAGCTTGCTGATGAACGACAAGACGCGCATAGACGCCGGTGAACAGAACCAGGTGTTTTTGCTCGGCAATGGTACGGAACGCGGGCTTTTTGATGAACTTGCATTTTGGCTGCGGGAAAATGAACTTATTGAACGCGCTTTTGCGACCGGCACGGGCGCGGCGGTGCTGCGCTTTGAAAACATGCTGGTGCAGGGCGGCGCAGTACAGCCGGACGGGAACTGCCGCATTTGTGTGGATTATCTGACGGCGGAAAACATCGTGCCGCTGACGGTCACGCCACATAGCGTACAGGATGTGGCTTTCGCGACCGATACGGTCTACAACGGCAAAACGTACACGTATGTTTCTACGCACCGATTGATCGGCGGCGAATATGTAATCCGCAACGCGTACTTTTCGGAGGAAGCGGACGAGCTGAAGCCGGCAGAGCTGCCGGAAGGCATTGCACAGGAATACCATACCGGCAGCCGTACGCCGTTGTTTTCGCTCATCTCGCCGAATATCGTGAAGAATTTTTACGGAGGCGCGGGGCTCGGTGTATCGGTGCTCGCGAACGCGCTGGATCAGCTCAAGGGCGTTGACCTGGCCTATAACAATTTTTGCCGGGATTTTAAGCTCGGCGGCAAAAAGGTGTTTTACGATCAGTCGCTCGTGCAGATGGACGAGAACGGGCACCCGGTCACGCCGGACGACATCATGCAGTCGTTGTTCTTTCAACTCGGCGACGGCTGCGACCTCGGGGATAATCACCCGATTACGGAATACAACCCGTCTTTGCGCGTGGAAGAAAACATCGCGGGCATACAGGCGGCGCTCGATTATCTTTCGCTTCGCGTCGGCTTCGGTACGAAGCACTATCAGTTCAACAGCTCATCTATTGTGACGGCGACGCAGTACAACGGTGACAAGCAGGACCTTGTGCAGAACGCCGCAAAGCACAGTATCGCCGTAGGGCAGCACGTGCAGGCGCTTGTGCGGGCGCTCTTGTGGGCGGGCAAATATGTGCTGGGAGCAGACGTAGACCCGGAAACGCCGGTGACAGTCGATTTTGACGACAGCTACATTGTGGATAAAGAGACGCAAAAGGAGCAGTTCCGGCAGTTTGTAATCGCCGGCAAAGTGCCGCTGTGGTATTACCTCACGCGTTTTGAGGACATGGAGGAGGGCGAAGCGAAGGCGATTGCGAACGAGAGCGCACGTGCGCTCGGTGATCCGTATGCTGACGCCTGATTATCTCGAACACTGCGCTGATGCGGTGATTCTGCTGTATCAGCGGCTCGACGAAGCCATAGCGCGGGACATTGCCCGCAGGCTCATGAAAATGGGCGAAGTCACGGACACGGCACGCTGGCAGGCGGAGCAGTTACAGCACGCAGGGCGTCTTTATGACGAGGTGATTGCCGAAGTCGCGCGGTACAGCGGTATGACACAAGAAGCCGTGCGCAAGGCGTTTGAGGATGCCGGTGTGAAAAGCATGGACGCGGAGATCGAGCAGTATTTGCAGGCGGGCATAAACGTGCCGCCGATACGTCAGAACGAGCGTGCCTGGAACATCTTGCAGGCCGCGCTCAAGAAGACAAGCGGCGAGCTTTTGAACCTTACGATGACAACGGCGCTTGAAACGCAGCGGCGGTTCATTTCTGCATGTACGCTCGCCGAAATGCAGGTTGCGGGCGGCTTTTTGAGTTACCAAGAGGCTGTGCGGCGGGCAATACGCGATGCAGCGGGGGAAGGCACTTCCGTACTTTATCCCTCCGGGCATGTCGATAAGCTCGACGTTGCCGTACGGCGTGCCGTCGTGACCGGCGTCAATCAGACGTGCGGGAAGATTACCGAATCACTTGCCGATGAATTTGAATGTGACCTCATGGAGATCACTGCGCACGCAGGCGCAAGACCTTCGCATGCCGTTTGGCAGGGACAGATTGTCTCCCGTTCCGGGCGGCGCGGGTATTTGTCGCTTTCGGACATCGGCTACGGCACGGGCGCGGGCTTTCAAGGGTGGAACTGCCGTCATAGCTGGAATCCGTTTTTTGAGGGCATCTCGAAGCGCTCCTACACAAAAGAAGACATCGAAGCGCTGAACGCCAAAGACGTGCCGTATAACGGCGGCATGTACACGGAATACGAGATCAGCCAGATGCAGCGGCGCATGGAACGCGAGATCCGCGCCACACGCCGCGAGCTTGCGGGACTGGACGAAGCGGCAAAGTTTTCAACGGGAAAGCAGAAAGCCAACCTGCAAAGCGATTTCGCGCAGAGCTCCGTGAAGCTCAAGCGGCAGGAAGCGAAGCTGCGGAACTTCACCCGGCAGACCGACCGCCGTGTAGATACCTCCCGCGTGCAGGTGATGGGCTTCGGGCGCAGCGTAAGCCAGAAGGCGGTGCAGCAAAACCGGCAGTATCAACGGCTATTCGAGAAGCTTGAAAGCTGCGGTTTCCGTATGTCAGGGTTTGATACCACGACGATAGACCCAAGAATTCTCTCCGAAATGGCAAAAGCATATTCCAAAATGGCGAAAAAATACCCGGAAGCGTGCAAAGGCTTAACGCTTCGGTATGGATTCAGTAAAGATGACCGAGTTTTTGGTTGGTACGAGTCACGAGGAAATGAAATTGTTTTCAACCGTGCAATTTACGGCGATAAGGATAGGCTGGCGAATGCGTATGCGGAAGCCGTTGATACAAACCAATTTCCGAAAGGCACAGACTGGCGGGCTCTATTTTATCATGAATTTGGACATCGTTATTCAGATTTTAACCATGTGAATAATATGGACGTTGTGAAAGCCATGGAGCAGAAATTCGGGTACGGGTATCACACTAAAAAGAAAGCTGAAGAATTATTGACGCAAAAGTTATCTTCCTATTCGACCACGATTACAAAGCCGCAGTATGAAGAAGCTATTGCAGAGTGTTTCGGCGAATGGTATAATAGCTGTAAACCGAGAGACTTTTGCAAGGAATACCTAAAGGAGGTTGGGGCGATATGATTTGTGAACCCAGAATGTTCATCTGGAAAAGCAACCCGGAATGGTACGACTACGACGAAAATGATGAGCCTTACCTGACAGACAAAGCACCGGAGGAAGCAAAAGAGTCTTTTGAAATCTGGAAAGAGATTGAAAAAATCAGAGCAGAACACCCGGAGAGAATGTATTAAAAATTAACCACCGTTGATAAAGCAGCTTAGCGCTTAGGCGCCGGGCTGCTTTTGCTTTGCAAAAATATTTTTTGAAAACCTATCAACATCAGATAGGGACTTCTTGATGGAGGTTTTATTTATGATCGCACATGAATTCTTAGAGCTGGACGACATCATTGAAGAACTGCGGATGGTGACCGATACGCTTTGCGCATTAGAGGTCGCAACCACGGAAAGCAGCTCTATCATCCCCGGAGAGGCGTGGACTTTGCCGTGCCTTATGTTGAAAAATCGTATAAAGGACTTGACGGAGAAGTACAACACGGTCTTCATGAAGGTCAAGAAGCAGGAAGAAGGTGTGGCAGTATGAACGAGATTGGGAAAACGAAGCAGCGACAAACGCTCATCACGCCGAAAGGACGCGAGACCTGCCGCCTGTTGATGATCGGATAAATTAAACATTGTTGAATCAGCACGCTGCCGATATTTTTCGGCGGTGTGCTTTTTTCATACCCAAAATTACCGCCTGCCCGGCGGAAAAGAAGCGGGGCGGCCGCAGAACGGGGACTGGCCCGAGAAAAAGGACGCGGCAGAAGAAAGGAAAAACTATGGCACTTGAATGGCTGAAAGGTATTCTCGGCGACAAATACACCGAGGACATCGACAAGCAGGTCTCCGCAGAGATCGGCAAAGCATTTGTTTCTAAGGCGGATTTCAACACCAAAAACACAGAGCTGAAGAACGCGAAGGACGCTTTATCCGATGCGAACAAGACGATCGAAGGCTTTAAGTCTATGGACGTTGACGCGATCAAAAAGTCCGCCGATGAATGGAAGCAGAAAGCCGAAAAAGCAGAGAAAGAAGCTGCGGAGCAGATTGCACAGCTCAGATTTGACGCGCGTCTCGATAACGCGATCCTCTCCCGGCACGGCAGGAGCACGAAGGGCATCAAGGCGATGCTGGACGTGGAAGCCCTCCGAAAAAGCCAGAATCAGGACAGCGACATCGCCGCGGCGCTGGAGACCCTGAAGAAAGAAAGCGGTTATATGTTTGAGACTTCCGATGCAGGCAGTCCGAACACAGACAACGGTACACAGGGCGGCATCCGTCTGAACAGCGGCGCACAGCACGCCGGCGGCGGAACGCCCGACTACAATGCCATGAGCGACGCGGAATATTATGCCACTGTGCTCAAAGAAAACAAATAATAGGAGGTCAATATGGCAAATCAGTTTTTAACCATCAAAGAGGTCGCACGCCAGGCACTTCCGCGCCTGATCGAAAACCTCGTATTTCCGAACCTTGTATACAAGGACTATTCCGACACATTCCAGAAACGCGGCGACGAGATTCAGATTCGCAAGCCCGCAAAGCTGGAAGCAAAGGAGTTCGACGTAACGAAGGGCGTTGAGATGCAGGACATCGACGACAGCCAGACCGTAACGGTCAAGCTCGACAAGATTGCGACGGTGGACGTGGAAATCTCCGCACTGGAGGGTGCACTGAATATCGATAACCTCAACCGCCAGTTCATCGAGCCGGCAGCGGTCGCACTTGCGCAGAAAATCAACAGCGACGGCCTTGCGCTTTACAAGGACATTCCGTATGTCTGCGGCACTCCGGGCACCACGCCGAGCAAGCTTGAAGACATCACCGCCGTGCGCAAGGTACTCAATGCCAACAAGGTACCGACGAGCGGCAGACGTGCCGTGTGGGACGTGGAAGCGGATGCAGCGTTCACAACGATCCCGGCGATTGTCAATGCGGAAAAGTCCGGCAGCACAGCAGCGCTGCGTGAGGGCTCCATCGGCAGACTGTTCGGTCTCGACAACTACATGTCGCAGGCGGTCAAGCATCACACTGCCGGTACGCTTTCCGCCGCCGTCAAGCCGAAGGAAGCCACAAAGACGGGTGCAACACAGCTCACCCTCGCGGCGACTGCCGTGACCGGCGCGCTCAAGAAGGGCGATATTCTGACGATCCTCGGCGACACGTATGTGGTCACGGCGGATGCTGCGGCAGCCTCGAACGAGATCACAGTGCCGATCTATCCGGCACTCAAGAAGAACGTTACGACCGCGACGAACGTGACGGTCGCAGGCGACCACACCGCAAATCTGGCATTCGTTGCCCCGGCATTCGCGTTTGTCACCCGTCCGCTCGTTACGCCCGCCGGTGTGGACTGCTACACCACGAGCTACAACGGCATTTCCCTGCGCGTTACAAAGGGCTATGACATGAAGTATAAGCGCGAGATGCTTTCCATGGACGTGCTGTACGCGTATAAGACGATCTACCCGGAGCTCGCCGTGCGTGCGATGGGTTGACATGTGGACGGTCGATTTTGAGTTCTACCGCAGCACATACGGCGGTGCGATGGAAGCGGAGAGCTTCCCGCAGGCGATGCGTGCGGCATGCGCATATATCGACACGCTGACGTTCGGCAGGCTGCGCGGTGCGGAAGAAATCCCCGATGACGTGCAGCTTGCGGCTTGTGCTGTGGCGGACGTATACGCCGCGGAACAAAGCGCGCGCCGGGAGCAGATGCAGCGGGCGGGCGTGAGGTCGTTCACGACGGACGGGTACAGCGAAACGCTCGGCGACGCCGCACAGCTCGCGAAAGACTTTGCGCAGCACCGTATGGACGTGGCTGAAATTTACCTGCCGCGTACGCACCCGCTGCGCTACGCCGGTATTTGGTAGGAGGGCAGCATGCAGCTTTGTAAGGAACAACTCACGTATTTCGTGCTCGATGAGCGCGACCGCGTTGAAAAAGCCATTCCGCTTTTCGGCTCCTGGTACAGCAAAAGCACTTCGGAGCTGACGGATAAGGGCATGACGTTCGCGCAGGTCACGGAGTGCCGCATCCCTGTGGAATACGCGCCGCAGGGCTTTGCACCGAAAGAAAACGACATGCTGCTGCGCGGCACGTTTGACGGCGACCCGCCGGCGGCTGCACTGCTCAAGCACCGATACCACGCGGTGACGGTGAAAGCGGTGCGGGATAACCGCCGAACCGTGATGGCGCCGCACTGGCATATCTTTGCGGTTTGAAAGGCGGTGTATATGGCAGTCAGCATTGAACTGAAGCTTGACCCGCTTGTGAAAATGGAAGCGAAACGCCATTTGAACGACACGGGCAGAAAGAAGGTCGCAAGCGAAGTGAAACGCCTTTGTGACCCGTATGTGCCGTTTGACACCGGCATGCTGAAAAACACCGCACAGGTGCTCACGGACGGCGTATTGTACGTGCAGCCATACGCGGCGGTGCAGTATTACACCAACGCCGGCAGCGGCAGGCAGGGGCTTACAAAGCAGAATGCGCACAACTACAAATGCCTGCGCGGCGCCTACTGGGACAAGCGCATGATGGCGGATAAGGGCGACGAGCTCAATAAGAGCATCGCTTCGTTCTGCGGCGGAAAGGCGGGAAAATGAGCATATCGGTTTTGGCGGGCATCCGGGAGTATCTTTCCGGGTGTCCTCTTTTTGATAACGGCTTGATACGCGTGAATTACCTCGAGGGCGAACCGATCGCGTATACGGTCGATGAAGTCCCCGCAAAGCCCGTTGTGCGGCAGTACACGGACGGCAGCAGCCTGCGGCAGACAGAATTCGTCATCGCATCAAGCGAGTATTACAGCCGGGATGAAATCGAAAACCTCAAGGTGAGCGGCTTTTATGAGCAGCTTGCCGACTGGCTGGAGATGCAGAGCGAAAGCGGCGTTTTGCCCGAGCTGCCGCGCGGGTGTACGGCACAGAAAATAGAAGTTTTGACAAACGGTTACTGTATCAGCGCGGACATACAGCAGAAGGTCCAGCGGTACCAGATACAGTGCCGTTTGCTCTATTTAAGAGAATTTTGAAAGGAATGATTTGAATTATGGCAGATACCAGAACTTTGGTACCCAGAAGCAAAAAGGTGCTCTTTTACGGCGTTCCGGCAGCGTCCGGCGATACAACTACTTACCACCGTATGAAGGGCTTTACGGACGTTTCTACATCCAAAAATGCGAAGGAGTATACCCGTCAGTATGTAGACGAGCTTTTTGAGCAGACGGACGTCACCGGCTATTCGCCGTCCACATCTTACGGTTTCGACCAGTACGCGGGCGACCCGGTGCATGCGGACATTGTGAAGATCACAGACGATGAGCTGATCGGCAGCAACGCTGTGCGCTCTCTGATCCTCGTAGACCTCTCCGCAACGGGTGCCACGGCAACGACCGCACCCGCCATGAAGCGCGATTATGCCGTCATCCCGGATTCCGAAGGCGGCAGCATGGACGCATATACCTACACGGGCAATTTCCGCTCGAAGGGTGAGAAAGTCACCGGCACGGCTACCACGGACGACGACTGGCAGACCATTACGTTTGCATAAGGAGGCGCAGCATGTACAAGTTCAAAATCGAAAATACCGAGCTCGAATACAACTTCGCGGACGCCGATGCTGTGGAATGCTTTGAAAAAGCGATGCTCATGCTCGGTGAGCAGATGCAGAACGTGCCGAAGGAAAAGAGCGGCAGCGAGCAGATCCGCTACGTGTGCAAATCTGTTTTTGCGGTGCTGGATATGATTTTCGGCGACGGCACGGCGAAGAAGATCTTCGGCGCGACCTGCGATATGATGCGCTGCATGAATGCGGTGGATGCGCTCGTGACCGCGAGATATGAGGCGGACGCACAGCTCAGCGAGCAGATGCGCGCTCTGAACGGCAAAAACTATATCAAATGACCTCGTGGCAGACATTGCCCGAAAGCATCACGGTGGACGGCACGGAGATCCCGATCAACGCGGATTTCCGTGCCTCTGCTGCTTTTGAGGAGCTGATGCAGGACCCAACGCGCACCGACGAACAGCGTGTTGCGGAGATGCTGGAGCTGTATTTTACCTCGCAGACTATGCCGATGCTGCAAACGCTGGTACTGGAAGGCAAAGCACAGGCACTTTTTGAAGCAATCTTGTGGTTTTACCGCTGCGGCAAAGCGCCGAAAGAAGATCACGTAGCGAGCAAAAACGAGCCGCGCCCGTATTCCTTTGCCGCCGATGAACAGCGCATTTACGCGTCGTTTCGGGAGCAGTACGCGCTTGATCTGTACGACGTGCCGTTTCTGCACTGGTGGAAGTTTTCCTCCATGTTCGCAGCGCTCGGGGAACACACCGAAATGGCGCGCGTGATGCACATTCGCACGGCGAAGTTTGAAAACGGCATGAGCGCCAAAGACCGTGCGGCACTGCGCAGGGCCAAGCGTGCGTATGCGCTGCCGGATCTGCGCACCGACGCACAGTGCGACGACGATTTTGCCGCCGCGTTTGCTTCGGCGTTTTAGGAGGTGACGATTTGGCATCTGACGGTTCCATTAAAATTTTGACCGACCTTGACACCTCTGGCTTTGAAAAGGGTATCAATAAACTTTCGGGCTTAGCGCCTAAGGGTTTAGGCACGATTTTGAAATCAGTTGCAGCAGTCTCCGGTGCGTTGAGCGCTGCGAGCGGGTTCGCCGTAAAGGTCGGTTCGGACTTTGAAGCCGGTATGAGCGAGGTCGCCGCCATATCCGGCGCTACGGGCAAAGATTTGGAAGCCCTCACCGCGAAAGCGAAAGAAATGGGCGCGACCACAAAATTCAGCGCGACGGAGTCCGCCGAAGCGCTGAAATACATGGCAATGGCGGGCTGGGACACCGACAAAATGCTTTCCGGCTTGCCGGGTGTCATGAACCTTGCGGCGGCATCGGGTGAAAACCTCGGCACGGTATCGGACATCGTGACGGATGCCATGACGGCGTTCGGGCTTTCCGCAGACAAGGCCGGGCACTTTGCGGACGTGCTGGCGCAGGCTTCAAGCAAATCGAATACCAACGTCGGTATGATGGGCGAAACGTTTAAATATGTTGCGCCGGTTGCCGGTGCGCTCGGGTACAGTGTGGAAGACGCTGCCGTCGCGATCGGCCTGATGGCGAACAGCGGCATCAAGAGCAGCCAGGCGGGCACAGCTCTGCGGCAGACGCTCACGCGCCTTGCAAAGCCGACCGACGAAGTGGAAGCCGCGATGGAAGACCTCGGCATATCGCTGACGGATAGTGAGGGCAACATGAAGTCCCTCGGCGAAGTCATGCTCGATATGCGCAAAGGCTTCAAAAATCTCACGAAAGACCAGCAGGCGCAGTATGCGGCTTCTATCGCCGGGCAGGAAGGCATGTCCGGCCTGCTTGCGATCGTCAATGCAAGCGATGAGGATTTTAACACACTGACCGAAGCCATCCAGAATTCCGACGGTGCGGCGCAATCTATGGCAGACACCATGCAGGACAACCTCAAGGGCGCCGTGACCATCGCGAAATCCGCGCTGGAGGGGCTGGGCATTACGGTGTATGAAGAAATCAGTACGCCGATGAAAAATGCTGTGGAGACCGCTACGGAGTACACAGGGCAGTTACAGCGAGCTTTTGAAGCTAAAGGAATTGAAGGTGCTGTATCGACACTGGGTACAGTGCTCGCAAGTGCGGCGACAAAGGTAGCGCAGGCAGCGCCGAAAATGGTGGATGCCGGTGCAAACATGATCGTATCGTTTGTGCAGGGAATATCCAAAAACGCCCGTAAACTCTCTACGGCTGCCGTGAACGTAGGTAAATCTCTCGTCAGTGCATTGCTGAAATTTGTACCGGAAGCCGGAAAGGCAGGCTTGAAACTCATCACGGCGTTTGCAAAACAACTCGTGGGATACAAGCTCGGCAAAGAAATCGATTCACTCGGCGGCACGATCATAAAAAGCTTTTCGGACATTTCGCGGTCTGTGAGCAATGCTATCGGTAAGATCACACCACTCATCGAAAAAATGGCATCTGCTGCCATTAAAGCAGCGGAAGGCGGCATAGAAGTGCTGGCAAATACGATTGAATTCCTTTGCAACCATATTGACGTTGTTTTACCGTTAGTTTCTGCGGCTGCAACCGCCTTTGCAGCACTCTCCATTGCAAAGAACGCCGCAACATGGATACAAGGCGCTACGACAGCATTTCAAGGGCTAACAGCGGCGATGTCGCTTAATCCATTTACGCTTGCGGTCGCCGGCGCTGCCGCTTTAGTGGCTATCCTTGTGACAGTAGTCGCTATGCAGGAGGATACTGTTACCTCTGCGGAGCGTTTGGCCGAATCGCAGGAAAACCTTGCGGAAAGCTGTCAAGGCGTATTTGATCAGTACGGTGCTTGGTCGGATGCAGTAAAAGCCGCAGACGGCTCGCTGGACGCCTTAACGTCCACAATGGGCATTGCAAAGGACAAGCAGCAGGAGCTCGCTGCCGAAATGGATGCTGTGCAAGCGCAGATCACAGCGATTATGAAAACGGCATCGGACGAACGCCGAGGTTATACGGAGGCTGAAATCCAAACGCTGCAGGATCTGTTTGCACAGATGAGGTCACTATCCGAGCAGGAGCTCGCGATACAGCAGTCTTATCAAGATGCCGTGCTGACGCAGGCGAGCAATTTGCTCGACGCAGAGAACATGACCGCCGAATCATACACGGAATACGCTGCACGTATTGCAGCACAAGCCGAGACGACACGCGACGCAGTTATTAACAGTGCAAGCGACAAATATACACAAGCCATCGCCTACGCCGAACAAGAACGCGAAGCGGTTTTAAATTCCGAAGCAGGTAAAAACGAGGAACAAAAAGCGCTGGCCGAGCAAGCGTATCAGGATGCAATAAACACGGCTGCAAAGGAATATCAAGCGGCTGTGGACGCAGCAAACGCTAAATGCAACGACACCAGTGAGATCATCGCGCAGGGATATGCCAAAAACGCAGATCTCGCACATGCGTGGTCAGAAGAACAGGCAATGATTGCCGCGGAAGAAACAGCCAACGCAAACGCCTATAAGCAGGAGCTTGTCAATGCTTATCAAAGCTATGTCGATGAGATGAAGCAAAAAGGTGCAGACGAATATACTGCACGCGATAATTTGCAGAAGGAACTCAATGACATTAACGAAAGATACACCGCAAAAGAAGCGAGTACCAATAACCGCCGAGCGGCAAATCTGGATGAAGCCACGCAAAAGCAAATCGCTACATTGCTTGAGATGGTGGCAGAATCGGGCAGCGCTTACGATGATTTGGATTCGACGACGCAGCAAATGGTCGATGGCTTCATGGAAAACATTGATCGCCTTTCGCCGGAAACCAAAGACAGTTTGAACGATACGCTCAAAGGTATGGGCATGACGATTGACAGCAACGGTAAGCTTTTGTACACCAGCGGCGAAAAGTCAGGACAAGAGGTTATTAAAGGTTGGAAAAGTAAAATTCCGTCCATGCAGTCGGCTGCCGACGAAGCAATCAAAGAGATCGATTCTCGTATGAAATCCGGGAAAGTATCGGCACCGAGTATGGGCAATATCGGTAACGCTTACAATGCGGCAGCAAATGCTCGAGCCCAAATCCAGTCGTATCTCAACAATAATCCTGTTTATGCCACTGTCCGCACCTCTCATGCGGCGGGCGGGTACTGGGCGCGGGGCGGCGTTACGAAGTATGCGCGCGGCGGTATGACGCCGGAGATCCACAAGCACGCAGCGGGCGTATTCACAAAGCGCACACGGCTGTGGGACCCGGTGACGGGCATCAACGAATACGGCGAAGCCGGACACGAAGCGCTGCTGCCGCTCAAAACCTCGGTGTATGACGAGATTGCGAAAGGTATCGTGCGGCAGCTCAGCCCGGCGAAGCTTTCCGGCATTGTGGACATGCTGCGCAGCGCCGTACGTGAACGCAATGAGACCGTTACCGTGCAGGTGCAGGAGCGGCGCGACCTTCGCGCGGCGGAGAAAGCGACACTGCACGAGGAAGACAGCGGCGTTGAAGAGCTGCGCGAGGAAGTAGCCGTGCTCGGCAGCCGCATGGAGCAGGTTTTGACGTTGTTGAAAGAATTGCTCGGTACGTCGAAAAGCGGAGCAAATGCACTGCTGCAAGCGCTGCTCGGCATGCGCATCAACCTTGACGGCGAAGCGGTCGGCAGGCTGATTGCGCCGGAGATCAACGAACGGCTGAACGACTTATACGAACTGGAAGAAAGGGGGCGCTTTTAAATGTGGGGACTGACGATCAACGATAAGCACACGTTCGACGATTTCGGGCTTTGCTGTCTGAGCTGCACACTGGATCCGCCGGAGCCGCGGCTTTACACCATCGATATTCCCGGTGCTGACGGTGTGCTGGATGCGACCGCCGCACGCGGGCGTGTGACCTACAAAAACCGCACGCTGACAGCGGAATTTGACTGCGTATATGAAAGCCGCACATCATACGATGCAGCTTGCGCGGCACTGAACACGGCGCACCATGGAAGGCTTGTGGAGCTCCTCACGGACAGCGACCCCCAGCATGTGCTCACGGGACGGGCTGCGTGGGAGCATACTGTAGACGGCCTTGCCGCCACGCACACGCTGACGGTCGATTGCCAGCCGTACCGCATGGCGCTGTTTCCAACAGAAAAAACGTATGTCTTGACCGGCGAGGAGCTGCCCATAGCGCTTTTGAACGCACAGAAAGCCGTGATTCCGGAATTTGTGACGGACGCAGCCGGCATGACCGTGAAAACAGCGTCCGGCACGCAGTATACCATCATGAAGACCGGAGGCTATACCATCCCGGAAATCTACCTCAGCGAGGGCGTGAACACCTTTACGCTGAACGGCACGGGCACGATGACGATTCGTTACCGCGAGGGGGTGCTGTGATATGTACCGCATCACCTGTGACGGTATAACGCTGTATGAGCCCGATAACCCCGTTCTGCAGCTCATCTCCGGCACGCTCAAGACCGGGCAGAACATTGCCGGCACGCTGACGTTTGTACTGGCGCCGACGCACCCGTATTTGTCCCGCATCAAGGCGCGCAGCAGCGTTATTTCGGTGTACAGGGACGGGGCGTTATATTTCCGCGGTTCACCGCTCAACGTGACGGAGAGCGACACGGGACTTGTGACGGTCACAGCAGAGGGGGCGCTGGCATGGCTCGGAGACTCCGTGCAGCCGTTTGCCGAATACCACAACATGACGGTGCGCACATATCTTGAAACGTTGGTTCAGAACCATAATGTGGCTGTGCAAGACGACGCGTACAAACAGTTTACGGTCGGCGAAGTGACCGTGACGGACAGCAACGACAGTTTGTATCGGCACTCGAATTTTGAACACACCAAAGATGCGATCACCGAGAAGCTGACAAAGCGTCTCGGCGGCATTTTGCGGGTGCGCTGGAAGAACGGCGTGCAGTATCTCGACTACCTTGCCGAATACAAGCACGTGAACGGGCAGGGCATCAAGTTCGGGCAGAACCTTTTGACGTATGCCCGCAGTGTGCCGACCGCGAACCTCGCAACGGCGATCATCCCGCTTGGCTGCAAGCTGACGGACGCAGACGGCAACGAGACGGACGAGCGTCTGCAAATCGACAACGGCGGCAAAAATTACGTGTGGGACGAAAAAGCCGTGCAGGAATTCGGCTGGATCTTCGACACGATCATCTGCGACGATGTGACACTGAAAGAAAATCTCGGCAAGCGCGGCTATTCGGAGCTTGAAGCCCGCAAGGTGCTGCCGACGACCATCAAGCTGACCGCCGTCGATTTCGGTGCGCTCGGCGGCAATTATGAGCGCATCACCGTCGGCGACCTGCTGCCCATCGTGAGCACCCCGCATAACCTTGACACCTACATGACCGTCGCCGAGATGACGGAGAACCTTGTGGACCCGGGCAAAAGCACGGTGACGCTGAACAGGACGTATAAAACGGTGACGAGCGGTATCGCGAGCGTCAAAAAAGAGCTTGGGCAAGAGTTTGACCTTGTGAAAAGCGATATGCAGAAGCGCACAGACAAAGTACAGCAGGAGCTCACCGATTACAAGGTCGACGCGCGGAAGGACATGGACAGCATCACGGCATCGGTAACGGAGACCAGGACGGAGCTGACCACCACGACCGAAAACGTGTATGACGCGCTGGGACGTTTACAAGATACCGCAGTCTCTACGGAAGAGCTCGAAAGAGTTAAACAGCTGCTCATCACCCAATGGAGCGATCAGCTCGAATACCGCTTTACACAGGTGACAAATCTCATTGACAGCACAAACGGCACGATAGCGGAAAATCAGCGGCTTTTAGAGCAGTATATCCGCTTTGAAGGGGCGCGAATTACGCTCGGCCGCAGCGACAGCGCCATACAGGCGGTGCTCTCCAACGACCGGCTCGAATTTGTTGAAAACGGTCAAACCATTGCGTATATCTCCAATCGTATGCTGTATATCACGGATGCGCATATCACGGGCAGCTTGTCTTTCGGCAACGCGGACACGGGCTTGTATATGTGGCGTTATAACGCGGAGGCTGACACGTTTGATCTTGAGTTTGAGGGGGACGACTGATGGGCAAAAACAGCTATAAAGCCCAGCTCAACTACTACGACCACAACTATGGGTGGGGCAATGCGGGCACATGCGCGCAGGGCGACGGCCGCACGTGGGGCGCGGGTTCGGCACGCACGGGCGTCATGTACTTTCCGGGCCTCTCGAACCTAAAAGGTAAAATCATCAACAGTGTCAAAATTACGGTCACGAACCGCGCGGGCGGCCAGAACGCGCAGAAGACCGCGCATTTCTTTCGTTCGGCATCGCAAGGCGGCATCAACACGTCGCTCGGCGCAGGGCACAAGACCGGCAACCAGATTGGCACGCTTTCGGGCTGGTTCCATGCATATGCCGCGGCGAGTTTGAGCTTCACACCGACGTTCTTCAGCTCGTACATAGCGGCGGGCGAGGACACATTCTGTATTTATTCAGCGACGGCTTCGGAGTATCTCGTCTGGGGCGCGGTCACGCTTGAGGTGGATTGGCAGGAGCCTGCAACACAGCCGAGTTTAAGTGCCTCGACCGTAGAGATGGGCAAGAGCGTGACAATCAACACGCCTGCGGTAAACAGTGCCTACAGGCATACGATGCGCTACGCATTCGGCAGCGCATCCGGAACGATTGCCACGGGCATTGCAAGCAGCGTGAGCTGGACGCCGCCGGTGTCGCTCGCAAATCAAATACCGTCCGCCACGGCGGGCAGCGGTACAATCTATTGCGATACATATTCCGGCAGCACGCTCCTCGGCACAAAGTCCGTAAGCATCACGCTCACCGTCCCCGGCAGCGTAGTTCCGTCGGCGGGCACGCTTTCGGGGACGCTCGCCGAAGACACGAGCGGCACGGGCCTATACGTAAAAGGCATGGGCAAAGCAAAGCTGACGCTTTCCGGAGCATCCGGCGCATACGGCAGCAGCATCACCTCGTACACGATTACCGGCGGCGGATGGTCTGCCACAAATGGCGCATTGACAACCGGCACGCTGGCCTCGGCGGGCAACATCACATTCACGGCCACGGTGACGGATTCGCGCGGCCGGAAAGCCAGCACTACGCGCACAATCAGCGTCATAGACTACACAAAGCCCGGCGTAGCGGTGTGTGACGTGTACCGCTGCGATGCAGACGGCAACCGCAAAAAGGCAGGCACCTACTTTGCCGTGGAGATCAACGCGAGTTACAGCGCAATCACCGGCAACACCTTGAGCATTACAGCTCGATACAAAAAGCAGTCCGAGAGCAGTTACGGCACCGCGGCGAACGTTACCAACAACGGCAAAACCGTGCTCGGCGGCGGAAATATAGGCGCGTCCACCACATACGACGTGCTCGTGACGGTGGGGGACAAGTACAACAGCTTACTTATCCAGCGCACTCTGTCTACAAAAAGTGTGCTGCAATCTTTCAAACGCAGCGCAGGGGCAGCCATCGGTAAAGTGGCCGAGCTCGCAAACTGGCTGGACGTGGCGTGGGATACGCGGATTCGGGGCAATCTGCACGTAAATGGAGGGGTGGCAAATGGCGGAGCGACAAATCAGTCTACAAATGATTTGCTACTGATCGACACCGGAGACCCGTATGGTGAATGGAATTATGACTGCTCATTCGGCACAGATGATGCGTCAACGCTAAAAAATAGCCCTGTGACCTCAGGTCCATTTTATGCCTATCGCAGAACGTATCAAGTTTATAATACTGTAAACAACTTCTACAACACGGTTGTTGAATTGCATGAGTCTTATCCGCAAAGAGGAAGAATATGGAAACGGGAATATGCTCCGAACATAGGATGGTCCGGCCACTGGTCTTATTCTTTCACAAATAATGATGTCGTGCCCATTGCTAATGGCGGCACTGGTGCGACAAATAGAGGCGATGCATTATACAATTTTATTGTAGGCGGGGTATACTCTGGAAATTTAAACGATTTAGCGATAATAGGTTCGTACTGGATAAATCTTTCTAGCTGTCAAAATGGTCCCTCAAGTTCTGGATACGGCACAATGGAAGTTACCAGATCTACGACTAACAACTATTTGCAGCGATTTACATTTTATATGGGAATGACTTATTATCGCACATTCACCAATGGACGATGGTATGATTGGAGAGCATTGCCGAACGCGCATACAGCAGAAACATTGTGGGAAGGCAGTTTAAAAAACGGCACTGCAACTATTGCAAACGGCGCGAAATACGCATATTTGATCGTTGGCGGCTGGGCTGGAAGCAATGAAGACGCGGTAACGCAAATAATTCCAGTTGGATGGGGCACGCACATGAGGCTTACAAGCGCAGATAAATGGCTTGCCTATCAATGCGATTCATCCGGCTCCAACGCATCATTGACGATTTTGAGTAATCCTTCCGGAGGCTCTATTGCGTGGGTTTGGGGCGTATGCCGATACAAGGAGTAAACCAATGCAGATAATCTTAAACGATCAGGGCTATATTGAGAGTTATGCGCTCATCGGCGGGCTTGTAGACGGCATCGAGATAGAGGCGCCCGATGATCTGCTGGAGGACTTTAAGCAGCACCCGGAGGCGTACAAGCTTGAAGATGGTGTGCTCGTGCTCGATGCAGATAAGCTCAAGGCCGACGCGGATGCGGCGGAGCTAACCATTATTCGGCGGCGCCGCGAAACCGAGTGCTTTGCGTATATCAATCGCGGCGAGCTGTGGTATAGCCTACTCACAGACGAGCAAAAAGCCGAGCTTGCAAACTGGTATCTCTCTTGGCTCGATGCGCCGGAGACGCGGACAATCCCCGCACCGCCGGTGTGGCTGGGG